GATAAACATTGGATATTCGCTTCGTAGATATGAATTCTTTATAGTCCATCATTTCCCCACCCACTCATACGCGATTCGTAACGCCTCGTCTTTCTCTTCTATCGTGATCTTCTTGCCGAGGATCATCCTGGCGATCAGTTTGTCAACGGCCAAAAAGCGCCCGCTGTGCCTGGTAATGCCCCGCTGTTTGAGGGCGGATTCGACTCGATCTTTCAATGTTTGCATGACGTTTCCTTTCGGGGGCGGTCATGGAGACCCGCCCCCATCAGAAGGGAGGAGAAGATGAAAGCTATGCTTTCGTCAATTCTTCGATGCGGAGAAGATCGCGGAGGCAAGCCAATTTGATCTTTGCCAGTTCCAGCTTGTTGGCGGTCGTCTTGTAGAGCATCCGCAGGGCTTCTACGCGGGCGTGTTCGTCAGCGAATTTAGCAAGGGCGGCGGCTTTCCGTTCGCCTTCATTCTTGCCCTGAATCTCGCTGCTGGCGGTTGCCAGGAGGATGTTCGTCTCAAGCTCTTCCTTGGCCTGTTCGTATTTGTCAGCGGCCTTTTGGGTTTCTGCCGTCCAGGCATAAACCTGGTCGTACACTTCGGTCAGTTCATTGGCGTTCATTGGTTATCCTGAATTGATTCTGACGTTTCGAGTAATGACGTCTGGCCGGCGTCAATATAGGCCTGGTTGAGAATCGCGTGGGCTTCCTGAACCGAGAGCGGGTTCGGAGTGTACGCGCCGCCGTTGTCCTGCGTCGGTTTAAGCCAGTCGAGAAGGGAGGAAACCTCCGCGCCGGTCATGTCTTTTGTGCTGGTCTTGCCGGTCAAATATTGCATGACGGTGTGGCGCTTGGTGGTCGCGTCTTTGTCGCCGGCGAAACAAACTTCAAGCTGGGCGGCCATCAGACCGATCTGTTTTTCGTTGACAGTCATCGCGCCTTTGTTGGTGATTTTCTTGGCGATTCCATCCCGGACGGTTTCTGGGGAGTAGGGGCGCGACCCGAATAACCTTTCGTTTTCGGCGCGGCGCTTGTTTTTGTAGGTAACGTCGCCGTCCATAATCTCGCCGGTTTCCGTGTCGATCTTGACCGGGCGCGCGTCGGGGATGGTTTCGACTTCGGTTTCATCCAGCCATCCAAGACCACAAAGAGATAGGGTCAGTCGCCGCTTGGCCTTCGTAACGGCTTTCATCTGCGCGTTGGCGATGTTGCCCTGCATGTCGGTTTTCTTGACCACGCCGATCTCGACATCGGATCGCCCGGTCAGGTCGCGGCCTTTGACTTTGACAACGTAAGTATCGCCGACTTCCTGAATATCCACGTCCTCAATGCTGACGTTGTGGATTTTGCGGAGTTGATCTGCAGCGTCCTTCTTGGCATACAGGGTCATTTTGCCGTTGAGGGTGATATAGTCAAACGGCTTGGTCAGGGGATTCAGCCCCAGGCTTTCGCAGGTTGACTTGTAATACTGGACACGCTGGGAGGGCGTGAGCTTGCTCAAATCCCCGCCGATAAGTACGGCTTCAAGTGCTGACGCGTCCATCTTGGTGGTGATTGCAATTGATTGTTCAGTCATGTGATATACTCCTTATGTCCCTTCTATTCCGCTTCTGCCATAACGGCGGGAGCGGTTTATACAATATTGGCCGGGCATGGGCTGAACTGGCTTAGCCCGGCCTTGTTGCAATCTGGCGGCTCGGCTCACTACCCACTCGCGGAAGCTATCCGGTCAGGCCGATGGTTCCGTAAACTCAGGGAGACACCGCCAGTAATGCACAATCAGTTTTTAATGTTCAGGGTCTTAACATTTCCAGGATCGTTTCTGTGTGTTCGTTCCGTTCTTCCCACCGCTCCCCGCAGTCCTCGCAGGATGTCACGAGTACCGCATCTTCGGGGTGACCAGAATCGTCGCGTTCGATTACAAGTTGTGATCTGGTATGTTTGTGAGTGCAATATTTTTCGCCCATGTTTCACTTCCATAATTTTTGAACCGCCCGGCTGTTTGGCTATCGCCATCCCACTTTTCGACGAGGGACCTTATTCCGGTTTTGCTAATGGCAGCCGGGCGGTAACCGGCCAAAAAAATTCTGGATAGTGGCGCCTGACGAATTCGTCTGAGACAAGATATTCCTCGTAGAGGAAAAGCCAGGTTCCATCCTCGTTGTCGATGTACTGGATTGCGTTTCCCCGGTCATCGTGACCGATGGTTATGATGCGGCGGTAGTGTACGTTACTGGATACCATATTCGACCTCCCTGAGATTAGATGTCTTTGGGGCAAACGATGAAGTCAAAAATGACGAATGCTGCGGCGATGATCAGAACGATTTGTAAAGCGGTCATGGATAACCTCCGATACGATCATCACGAGTACAAACAGGCCGAGGCAGACCAGCGCGGCGGCGGGATCTTCAGCCAGTACGCTTGCGGTCATTGTCGATCCTCTCGGCTTCTTTCTGCCAAAGATCCCGGTCGATCTGTGATTCAGACTTTCCCAGGATTTGGGCGATCCGCTTGCGAAGGGCAAGGTCATCGTCTGATAATCTGACTTTCCAGAAATTAGTACGTGGTGAGGTTTTATCTTTCATGTCTCTATTGTACCCACAATTAGAATGCGTGTCAAGAGGCAATATTCCATTAGTACGCATTTCCTTAACCTTTCCCCACCCCCTGCCTTTTTTATCGCGATCCCGATTGTTGTCAGCGGCAGTACCCAAAAATAGATGCTTTGGATTGCAACAGGGAGGATTATCACAATGGTGACAAATAAACATTCCTTCTGGTATTTCGCCGTTTACTAAAGACCAGGCCTTACGGTGGGATAGTGTAATTATCTTATTATCTCTATACCATCCATATCCAGCTATATTCCTTGATCTTTTCCATTCCCAGCAATCATCATCCCCAAGAATATTTACTTTATTCCAAAAGTTTTTATTCGGATTATCCATTTTGTATCCTAAAATAGAGACTGCGCTCATGAATGTGTTGAGCCATTCATAAGCGCAGTTACTCACAATATTATCGGCGTTGCTCAACCAACGACTATAGTGATTATACCATTTTTTGAGAAATTGGTATGATGAGTTTTTGAAAAAGTCGCTATAATGTGAATATGAAATCAAGAATTGTTTTACTCATCCTCCAGCTTGTCATCGTGCGGGCTTATCTGTTAGGCCAATCATATGATGTTATCCAGCAGCCGCCGGACGGGAGCGCGTCGGATGATCCAGGAATCATCACGCAATTTACCCCGGCGATTGAGCGCGGATCAATCGTGTTTATCGCACACCAAAACCTGGACGGCGCGGCGTTCTACGACCTGAAACCCGGTGATGTGATCTGGACGGTAAACGACCGTGGAAAAGCGACTGCCTACGGTGTGACCGAGATAACCGTTTATCAGGTTGCCGGGGATGTGTATATCAATCAATCGACTGGCGAATATGTACATGTCAAAGACCTTTATGACTGGATTTATGTCAAGGATAACCTTGTTTTGATGACCTGTTACGCCGTTGGGGATGATCCAGGCTGGGGCCGGCTTATCGTTATCGCCCGGCCTTTCAGCCGCGCTTATTGACAGCCAAAGGCGAATCCTGTATGATATAAGGGTGTCAATCTGATCAGATTTGTAAAAAGGAGACAAAATGGATTCTGAGTTTTGGAGCATGTTTTTTCAACAGTTTTTGATGGTGATGTTGCCTGTCCTGGCCACCGCCGCCGCCGGCGCCCTCGTTGCCCTGGTAAAGAAATGGTGGGCAGAGGCGAAGGCCATGTATCCGACCGAGATGGAACAGCTCGAATGGGCTGCTGGCGTGGCCGTGAAAGCGGCTGAACAGGCCGGCGCCGCCGGGCTTATCGACGAAAAGAAAGCCTACGCCATGCAGGTAGTCGAGGAATGGCTGTCAAGCAAGGGCCTGAAGCTGGATGTTGTGTTGATCGAGGCCGCGGTTGAGGCCGCTGTTCTGGAAAAGGTCAACAAGGGCGTATAGCGAAAGCCGCCAAGAAATAGTGACCCACCGCCCCGGACGCATGCAAGCTGCCCGCCTATGCCGGGCCAATGAAACGCAGTAAGCCGTCCGGGGCGAAGTCAAAGATATGAGCGAATCAATCAAGTGTTATGCCACCGTTTACAAAGTTCAAACGCTTGTTGATCAAGGAATCAGGATAACATTGGACTTACCCGAAACTGCGATTATGCAAGCGGCCATGTTTATGGAATGCCAACGCGCCGGGATGATACTTGATTTATCTGCATTGCCTTTCGAGGCTAACACATCGGCAGGCGACACGCCGGACGGCAAGAAAAGCAGACCGCTTATAAAATCCCTGAGAGGGGGATAGTTTTACAAACGAGATCAAAATGGCTCCGCCTAAAGGATCATCAAATAACCCCAACGGGAGACCGAAGAAAGAAACAGCCTTGACGGATATGCTCAAGGTTTCTCTTGGTCATACATATCCGGTTGGCGACCGCAAAATATCCGGCAAGCGTATTTTATCTGACATGGTATCGCGTGCCGTTGTGACTGGTCGGATACGATTCCCGAATGACGCGGAAGAAAGCATTATATCAATCAAGGATTGGTTGGAGCTTGTCCGGTGGGTTTATGAACGGGTTGACGGAAAGCCAGTCCAGCCGGTCGGTGGGGACGGTGAACTAGGGCCGATTATCGTTAGAGTGGTGAACGATGCCGGAAATTGACATCCACGCTGAAGTATTCAATGATGTTTACCTTCCCTATCTGGAAGACGCCACGCCAACACAGATATATTTCGGAGGTTCATCATCCGGCAAATCTGTTTTTATCGTTGGCCAGCGGTCGGTATTTGATGTTCTGCGCGGCGGCAGGAACTATCTTATCTGCCGTGAGGTTGGCAGGACGATCCGCAACTCTGTATATAACGAGGTCACAAAAATAATCAACGCCTGGGGGCTTACGGGGCTTTTCAACGTCAACAGGTCCGATATGGTGATCACCTGCTCAAACGGATACCAGATTTTATTCTCCGGCCTTGATGATGCGGAAAAGCTAAAATCTATCACACCGGCGAAGGGCGTTATAACCGACATTGTAGTAGAGGAAGCGACAGAGACAGGACCGGCAAGCGCGAAGCAGTTAGAAAAGCGCCTCCGAGGTGGGTCTGAATCGATTCCAAAAAGAATTACATTTCTATTCAATCCCATCTTGCAGACCAACTGGATTTATCAAACTTATTTTGCTCCCATTGCGTGGGCCGATGACCAGCGGGAATATCGGTCGGAAGACCTGGCGATTCTGAAAACAACCTACCTTGATAATAAATTCCTTACAGACCAGGACCGTAAACGGCTAGAGTCTGAAAAGGACAGTTATTACTACGATGTTTATACCCTGGGGAAATGGGGCGTCCTGGGGGACGTGATTTTCAAGAACATCATCATTGAAGACCTTGCGGGTATGCGTGACCAATTTACGAATCATCGCGCCGGGCTGGATTTTGGCTTTTCGTCCGACCCGGCGGCAATAGCAATAATGCACTTGGACGCAACAAGGAAGGAGCTTTATATTTATGAGGAATTTTACGAGAGGGGATTAACTAATCAGTCCCTGGCCGAAGAAATTAAAAAACTTATTGGTAATAAGCCCATTGTTTGTGATTCGTCTGAACCAAAATCGATACGGGAATTAGTAGAATGTGGTATATCGGCTTATTCTGCCAAAAAAGGAAAGGATTCGATAAACTTCGGAATTCAATGGCTTCAAGGACTATCGAAGATTCACATTGATTCGGGATGTGTGAGTGCCAGGCGGGAATTCCAAACCTACCACTGGAAGAAAGACAAGGATGGCAACTCAATGCGCGTTCCAACCGATAAAGACAATCATATTATTGACGCTGTCAGATATGCACTCGAAGATGATTCCGGCGGCGGCTTATGGCTTATGAGTTGAAAGGAGAATAATAATGGCTACTACTGGTACTGGTAAACATGGCGAAACCGCAATATGCGGACTGGCGACAATCAAAACAATTTCTGTTGCTGGGGACGGTACGACATCAGAAAGCCTTAGAAATTGCAGGCTTGATTCTTCCACCCAAACGCTGCAAACAATCGAATATGAACACCATGAGATTCATGCGGGATCGCATTTCTACGTTGCAGACAGTTCAACTATAAACGAAGCGACAACCGACGCCGTTGATTATTTGCTGGTTGTACCTAATACAACCAAATGGCCGCATGTTGTTTTTAATGTGGATGGCGTTGCTGTAACCTCCGTGTTTCTTTACGAGGATTGCCTTCAGGAAACAAGTGATGGCTGGACGCAGTTGAACGTGTTCAACAATAACCGCAATTCTTCCGCAGATGCAACGATGGAAGTCTGGAAATATGCAGGAAGTTCCATCCCTTCGAGCGATTTTGGGGATGTAATCTATTCCTACGCAAGCGGAGCTACTTCAATGCGAAGTAATACCCCGATGGAAGCCCGTAAAGATCGGGAGCTTATACTTTGCCAGGGTGTGAAATATGTTCTTAGGGTATTGAGCGGAACGGCATCTAATTTATGTAATGTGCTCATTTACTGGTATGAGCATACGGATAAGTCTTAGGAGTGGGTTATGAACCGATACATTGTGACAGATGGCGTCAAGTCCATCGACCTTCCGCAGTATCCCAATGAGGCCTGGCACTTCTACGAAGGGGAGCCGGAAGCGAAAGAGGATTTTTACGCTACCGTCTCTGCCGTGTTCAGGGCCGTGAACCTGACGGCTTCCGCTACTTCTCAAATCCCATTTGCCCTTGTGAAGAAATCCGGGCGCGATTACGATATTTCTTCCGACTGGAAAAACAAAGTCGGGTTCATGCCGAAGCCATCCGAGCTAATCCGCTTATGGCGCATGTCCCTGTCAATGACTAACTCAGCTTATGGATTCATGGAGCGGACGAAGGCGACCGGCCAGAACCTACGTTATATCGTCCCGACAACAATCAGTCCGGTGGTGGATAATATCCTTGGCCTTACGGGTTTCAAGAGGTCAATTGGCAACGGAACGAAGGAATACCCGCTGGACACGAAATGCCCCATTTTCTGGATGTGGCGCATGGATCATACAACGGAATTGCTTCCGGCGAAGGCTACCGAATTTCGCGCCATGTGCGCGGCTGCGGGAATTCTTTATTACTCCGATCACTTTATCCAAGCCTTCTTCAAGCGCGGTGGTATCAAACCGACCATGCTCGTTTTGAAGGGTATGACAACGAAAGATAATATCGACAAGATCGAATCGGTCTGGGATAAGATCATCCGCGGCGGGTATAAATACCTGGGTAAGATATTCCAGGGAGTTGACGCGGCTGGAGGATTGGAAGCGCAAACCATCGGCGAGGGTGTCGATACCCTGAAAGACCAAAACCTGACCAACTCGAAAATAGCGGATGTTGCGATGTCAATCGGTATGCCGCTATCCCTTCTTCTTTCAAATTCGGCCAACTACGCTACCGCGCTTACGGAATATAAAGCCTGGTATGAAAATTCCCTCGCTCCATGGTGCAATTTCATGGCCGAGGAAATGACCGATAAGCTATTCAAGCGGTATGATTTGCGTTTTGAATTCCGGCCCGAAATGACCGACCCAGGCCAAGAGGACGAAGTCTCCCGCGCTGGTGCGTATGCGTCCTACGTTGCGACCGGCATGAAGCCGTCCGTCGCCGCGCAGATTGTCGGGATTGAACTGCCTGATAACATGGACTATTCCGCGCTTGATCCGGTGGAAGAACCAGAGGACGAACCGGAAGAAGAAACCAAACCAATAACGGAAGAAGAAAAACCTACTGTGCGCTTCGTTCCGAACATTGACCAACTTCGAGAAATGGAACTGTGGCGCAAGTTTGCTTTCCGCAAACTGAAAAAGGGTGATCCGCTTGACTTCCCGTTTGAAGCCCGGACGTTGCCGGTTGATATTGCAGACAACATCCGTGAGAAACTTATGACGGCGGCGGATGAGGAAGAAATAAAAATGGTATTTCAGATCCCGGAAGAAGAAAGGCCGGATATAAAAGAATTAGCCGAAGCCATAAACAAGGCGGTTGAATATGTTACTGTCGGAACTGATTAGAACCATCGAGCTTGTCCCGGAAGTCAAAGCGCACCTATCAGAGAAGGCGCTTGAATTCCTGAAGTCGATTGAAACCTATAACCGGCAGTTGTGGCAATATACGCTTGACCTTTACCGCGGCGGTGATGGCGGCGTGTTTATCGACAAGTTTACCGCGGCCATTGATAACCAGCTCCGCAGGGCATGGAACGAAGGAGCGCGGGCGGTTGGCGTAGAACCGGAGGACATGACCGAGGATGATCGCAACGAAATCAAGGCTATTATAGATTCTGAGTATGAGCATATCCTTGACCTGGGATCGGCTATCGAAGGCGCAAGAGATTTATCTCTGGATGAGTTCCGACAATCTTTCAGAAACCGGATCGACCTGTGGGTTTCCAGGTACACCGATGTTATCAACCGGGCAAAGGTTTACTTTGGCAGTAAGACGCGCCTTGAATGGACGTTGGGAGAGACGGAGCAGCATTGCGAAACATGCGCGGCCCTGAATGGGATTGTAGCCTATGCTCAAGAATGGGAGCAGGCCGGAGTACATCCGCAATCGCCTCCGAATAACGTATTAGAATGTGGCGGCTGGCAGTGCGATTGTTCACTCACCCAGACAGACAGGCGCCGGTCTCCGAATGCCTTACAGCGGATTATGGATATTGCGGTGGCAGCTAATTTATGATATCCTTCAAAATACGAGGAATTGAGGAAATAAATAGCTTTTTTAAGTCGCTGCCAAGAGGGACGATGAAAGCTGCAATAGCCGCATTTACGGAATACCTGCTGGGTGACGAGCGCCATGGGTTGAGACACGCGCCTCCGCGCAGGACACACGGCCCAATGAACCCTTACCGTTGGCAGACCGAGAAGCAGAGAAAAGCATATTTCGCCTCTAATGGTTTTGGCGGCGGGATTCCTTCGCGCAGAACCGGGGCGATAAACGCCGGATGGCAGGCATCAAAAGAACCTTACCGGAAAACGGTATTCAATCGGCTGAATTATGCTAAATACGTAATGGGAGATCGACAGCAAACAGGCCACCTGGTCGATGGATGGCGCAAGGTTGCCAAAGTAATAACTGATAACATGCGCGGCGGTATGCAGAAAGCGCGGGCCGCTGTTGCCGATTGGATAAAGACGAGAGGTAAATGAGAATAATCACCTATTACACCAAACGGCGACACTTGAACCAGGCTATCAGGATGCGGAATAGTATCAGAGATTGGGGATATGACATATCCATCTATACCGATAAGTGGACGCGCAACCAACCGGAATACCAGGAACATAAAGACATATTTGATACTAAACGCGGAGCTGGATATTGGGCATGGAAACCGCTGATTATCCTGGACGCTCTGAAACTTGACGACGAAATTTTATACCTTGATTCTTCCATGATACCGGTTGATCCACACGGTATCCGCAGGATCATGGATGGGACGCAAGCGGTAACAACGGCAGATGATTCTATCTGGATTCAAAAACAATGGTGCAAGCGGGATACCTTCGTTTTGATGGGATGCGATACTGAGGCGTATTGGAATACGCCGTGTATCATGGCTGGTATTCTGTTCGTGAAGCAGGCCGGGAAATGGTTTATCGAGGAATGGCGCGACTACTGCCTAAATTACCAGATCATATCAGACCAGCCGTCATCAGGAAACTTTCCAGAATTTCAGGACCACCGGCACGACCAGGCTATTTTGTGCAACCTGGCAACAAAGTATGACATCCCGCGAGTGAAGCTGCAAGGAGAGATAATAGACAGGCCATGAGATACAAACCGAACTTAGTCCGAGATGATGGCCAAACCACAGATATACATTATGGTTGGTGTCAGTCGATAAAGGATTTTATAAAGATAATAATTGACATTATTAGCTCCTGAAACGAGGCTTATATGAGGATTACAAGAAAAGAAGAAAAGCTGCGATATAAATATAAAATTACAGAAGAAGAATACTGGAAAATTTCAGAAGCCCAAAATCATGTTTGTGCAATTTGTGGCAGTGAAGAATTAAATAAACTTCTTGCTGTTGACCACGATCATATTACTGGAGAGGTAAGAGGTCTATTATGTACCAGGTGTAATATTGGGTTAGGATGTTTTCGCGATAATGTTGAATTATTAAATAGGGCAATTTTATATTTAGATGAATATTATCACTATGAAATACATAACGGAATAATATGAAACCTTAAAATACGATTTAGGAAATTATTATATGACCAAAATAACCTTTATGGTAAATGTCCACAACGAAGAGCCGAGGGTTGACTACATCCTGAAGCCGGCCGTCAAGTGGGCTGATGAAGTGATCATCATTGACAAAGGATCAACCGATAGAACCGTAGAGATTGCGGAATCTTATGGCGCTAAAATATTCCAGGTTGGAGAATCTCCAGAGGGCGACGACGACCGGGAGACATGGGTAAATTTTGCCTCAAACGATTGGATATACTGGGGCACGCCGTCCGAGATACCGACGCGGACGTGTATTGATGCCTGCCGCGAAATGGCTAACGGAGATTACGACCTGATAACCGTTCCGCGTAAAATGTATATGCTGGGCGTTCATTCTGCTAATTCGCCATGGTATATATCGCACTACAGATTTTTATTTAACCGCACGAGAACGATTGTAAAGAATAAGATTCATCAAAACTTCGCTGCCAAATATGGAAAGATCGGGCATGTTCCATATTCGCCGGAGTGCTGCGTTTATCACCTGACGTATACATCCGGTAAATATTGGATAAATACGATGGTCGATTACTGGCAGACAGAGGCGAAAAACTCAACCAACCCGGAAGAAGATATAAGCAAATGCTTTGCTTCGATTCAACAGCACGAGGCTAAACTTCGCGCTGGTGGCGAAGAAACCAGGCTACTTCATCTCGCATGGACGTTATACCACATTGGAACAGCCTTTTTCCTTGAGGAAAAGCGCAGGGGAATGGATATAAAATCAGAATATAAGAAAATTTATGATCAAATATTGAAGGAATGGGAATGAAATATCCTATCGTTTCAACGTGCCAGATCAGATGCCTACCAGACATCCTTGAATGGGCGTTCGGTGATACCGTCGGCTTTTTTGTGGAGTTGGGCGCGTATGACGGCGTTCATTATTCAAATACTTATGGCCTTGCTTTTCGTGGCTGGCCGGGGATGTATATTGAGGCCGACAGGGCGTTATACCATAAATGCCTGAGTAATCATATTATGCACGACGGCGTGATCGTAGAGTATGCCTGCGTAGGAACTGGTAAAGAAGTTGATTTTTACGAGGCCGGGGAATATTCCAGCGCATCGAAACAGTTTATTGATTCCGCACCGAAAACATGGGTCGCGAAGTTTGCACCACCGGTGAAAACAAAAACCGTATTATTGGATTACTTGCTGGAAAAGCATAACGTTCAGCGCGTGGATCTGTTATCGGTCGATACGGAAGGAACGGAAATAGATGTTCTCAACGGCTTTTCGATCAAGAAATGGAAACCGCGCCTTGTGATCGTAGAGGCGCACGAACAGCACCCCCGCGCTGAATTGCGTGTGAACGCCCCAGAGATAAACAGGTATTTTGATATTGCCGGATACAAGAAAATCTATTCTGACGAGTTGAATAATATATATCTCAAGGAGCAGGAATGATACCTGGTGTAGAAATCGGAGAAATTGTAGCGCATGCCGATGAACGCGGATGGATGGCTGAATTATCTCGTTCAACCGATTACATCCAGGATAATTTATTCTTTTCAAAACAGGCGGTATTGAGGGGGCTTCATATCCAGCCGATACATCCGCAGGGTAAGTTATTTATTCCCATAACGGGAGAGATTTATCAGGCTGTGGTGGATTGCCGTCCGTTTTCTCCGACGTTTGGCCGGTGGTATGGAAGCATAATCAGGGTTGGGTCGTATATGATAACGCCGCCGGGATGTCTTACCGGTACGCTTGCGCTTGTCGATTCGATGGTATTCTACCGGACAACGGAATATTTTTATCCTGGCGAGTCAATAACGATTGCGTGGAATGACCCGGCGCTTGGGATAGAATGGCCTATACCGTGTCCCAGGCTGAAACAGGAAGACGAGAACGGTAAATCATTCAAGGAGGTTTTCGGTGGTTGATATTGTCGAAGGTTTTGAGGACATGGTAATTTATGACGATAAAGGAATGGGAATAAAGGGCGATGCCTTGATCGGGCTGGCTAAAATACATAATCCGCGCGTCTTTGTTGAAACGGGTACATACGCCGGCGAAATGCTGAAATACGTCATGGCAGGTTATAAATTCGATAAGGTTTATTCGATCGAACTATCAGAGAGACTGGCGGCCAGGGCTAAAAAGCTATTTGCCGATGATCCAACCATAACCATCATGCAGGGCGATAGCGGCGAGATGCTGAAAGCCATCCCGCAGGACGAACCTATTTTATACTGGTTGGATGCTCACGCCTGCGGCGGTGTGACTGCAAGGGGAAAGAAGATAACGCCTATTCTTGAAGAATTGGAAACCGTTGTAAACGAAATGAATCACATCATCGTTATTGATGACATTGATAACCTTCCGCGCTGGGGCGTGACATACAATCAATTGACATCTTTCATCTCTGGTAGAAAGAAAGTAAAATATACGGATATTTTTACAATGCTGATAGTCGAGCCGGAATGATCACAGCTATCATATCTGCCTATTACGCGAAGCAATATATAAGGCGCAGGCTGGAGAACCTGACTTCTCTTGAGATTACACCGGAGATAGTTGTAGTAGCGCAGGCGGGGAGTTACGAGGCAGAGATTGCAAAAGAATACACCGACATCGTTATAAAAACAGAAAACATTCCGACGATATACGAGGCCTGGAATATCGCTATCCAACACGCGACCGGCGAATATATCACCAACGCGAACTGCGACGATTACACTTATCGGGGATCATTATCAAAACTAGCTGGCATGCTTGATAAATATCCAGGCGTTGCGCTGGTTTATGGTGATAATTTTATTGTCGATGGCGATAGGAAAATATACCATTGCCGGAAGTACGGCGATTATGAATTCCTGAAAACATGCTGCTTTGTCGGGCCGATGCCGATGTGGAGAAAGTCTTTACACGATAAATACGGATTGTTTGCAGACCAATACCAGGTATGCGGCGATTATGAATTTTGGCTGCGGATTGCGTCCCACTCTGAAATAATATGCAAAGCGGATGTTATTGTCGGGGAGTACTCCAAAAGGCCGGATTCGGCCGAACACAGAAACCCGCAGCTTGCGCAGGATGAAAAAAACTATATCCAATCGTTTTATCGCCCTATTGCATTACGGGATAAAATATGATAGTATTTTTATAATTGTATAACGGTTTTAGCCTGAGGTGGTTGCCGGAAGCTGAAACCTGCGCTTGTCAAAGGATTTTGAGAGCCGAAGTAGAAACTCGCATAGAGTTTGCTTTGGCTTTTCTTATTGGAGGTGAACATGCCTTATATGGTTCAAAAAGACGGTGACAAATACTGTGTTCATAAGAAAAACGCCGACGATTCAGCCGGCGAGACTATCGCTTGCCATGAAACAGAAGAACAGGCTAGCGCGCAAATGAGGGCTTTGTACGCCAACGAGGATAAATCCCTCATATTCTATGGGGATTCCGTAAAGGCCCTGGGCGAAGGAAAAGTGGCCGGATACCTGGTTCGCTTCTCAAACGAAAAAGACACCGACCTTGAGGCCGATTACTTCACCAAGGAAACTGAGTGTGGCGTGATTAACGGCTCTTCCCTGCCAGTTTTTTATCAGCATGGCATGGATGAAATTGTCGGGATCAAATCCATAGGCAGAGGAACGATTAAAACCGATGACATTGGCCTCTGGATCGAAGCTCAACTAAATATGCGCTCTGAATACGAAAGGGCCATTTACGAACTCGCCAAACGTGGGAAGTTGGGATGGTCATCGGGCGCTGCCGAACACCTCGTAGAAAGGGAAGAAGTTGGCAAGGCGTTTGTCATCAAATCCTGGCCGATTGCTGAGGCCAGCTTGACACCAACACCCGCAGAACCGCGCAATAGCGCTATTCCAATCAAATCGTTAGTAACCGCGTTGTCGGTGGATGCCGAAACGGAGGAGCCTATTATCGTTAATAAGGAGTCTGAAATGAACGAAGATGAAATCAAAGCGATGACCGAGAGCATCGCAAACGCGGCCGCTATTGCCGCGGCTGATCTTGCGGTAAAAAAGTACATCGAAGAACAGGCGCCGGAAGTCAAGGGCGGCTTCGATGTTGAAGTGGTTGACGATGAAGCCGACCGCGCCGCAAGGATGAACCCCTTCAAATCTGCCGGCGAGTTTTTCAAGGCCGTCAAGGTTGCTGGGGAATCACCCTCTGAAACCGACAAGCGCCTGCTTTCTTTGAAGGCCGCTTCCGGTATGAACGAGGCCGTACCTTCCGAGGGCGGTTTCCTTGTTCAGCAAGACATCGCAGGGGGAATCCTCCAGAATATGTGGAGTACTGGTTCTGTGTTGTCCCGCTTTACCCCCGTTCCTGTTCAGGGTAACGGCATGGTGTTCAACGTGGTTGACGAGACATCGCGCTCCGACAGTTACCGCATGGGTGGAATCCTGGGCTACTGGCTGGCCGAAGCTGGAACTAAAACGGTTTCAACGCCGAAGTTCCGTCAGTTGTCCATGAAGTTGAAAAAAGTGGCCGCTCTCGCTTATGCGACTGATGAACTGCTTGAGGACGCCTCTGCGCTTGAAAGCTGGCTGACTACCAATGTACCGGATGAACTCCGCTTCCAGACCGAAGCCGCGATTATGAACGGTAATGGCATTGGAAAGCCCATGGGCATCCTGCAATCGCCTGCCCTGCTCCAGCTTGCCCGCGTTGACGCCAACGAGATCGACGCTACCGACATCGCCAATATGTGGGCGCACCGATATGCTGGCGCGAATGATTATGTCTGGTTTATTTCCAGCACAATCTTCCCGCAGTTGGTCAATCTGACTATCGGAGATTCTCCGATGTTCTTCCCGGCCGGTGGCTTGGGTGGTTTGCCTTACGGTACTATCCTGGGGCGGCCCGTGATCGAAACCGAGTATAACCCGTCCCTGGGCATTCTCGGTGACATCGTATTGGCTTCTCCATCGCAGTATAAGGTGATCACCAAAGGCGGTATCCAGTCTGCTTCCAGCATCCATGTTAAATTCACCACTGATGAAACTGCCTTCCGGTTTGTGTACCGGGTTGATGGTGAACCTGCCTGGAACGGTACGGTTACCAGCTACTATGCTTCCAGCGACTACATTTCGCCGTTTGTTGCCCTTACCGCATCTTCATAAGAAAGGAGGATTATACTATGTGTAATGGAATCCGTTTTGGCGAAGGATTAAAAGTCCTCCCCGTTTTGGCTCCGATTGCCTTCACTACCTCAGCTATCGACACGGAAGCAGTGGATATGAACGTCAATCATTGGGCCACCTTCCTGGTGCAGTTCGGCGCTATGACTTCTGATAGCACCGATACCGTGACCGTGACTGTGCAGTGCTCCAGCGTCGATACCAGCGCCACAGGTAGTGATATCGCGTTCAAGTATCGCCTTTCATCGGCGGTTGATACCGACCTGATGGGCGCGATTACCGACGCGGATACCGACGGTGTTGCCGTTACCGCCGAGGATGACGCGAAAATGCTTATCATCGACGTTGACGCGAACGCGCTGCCGGCCGCGAAGTCAGACGGTCGTTATGTTGGGTTGACCATTACCCCATCTGGGGAGATGGCAAGCGGCGTTGTTGGTGTGATCGCCGTGCTTGAGCCCAGGTATCCGGGTAATGCTATTCCTTCCTCCTCGTAGTTGTTACTGGTAGGTTTTGGGGGGAGCTAATCCTCCCCCCAAAAGGAATCATATATGGCAGATTATTGCTCAACTAGTGACGTAAAAGCCGATATGCCAGACAGCGGCCTGGCAAGCTCCACCGATACAACGTATGACACCGCTATCGGTGGTTTTATAACCGCAGCTTCCAGGATGATTGACAAACTGGTAGGGCGCGAGCCTAACTGGTTTTCATCAACCGATTCCGAGACGCGGTACTATGATGGCACCGGCGAAGTCACCCAGGACATCGACGAGTGTCATGCACTGACAAGCGTTTCAATAGCAGATACTGGCGGTACTTCCTCAACGTCTTACGAAACCATTACACTGGATACAGATTACTACGTCTGGCCTTATCAATACGATCAACTTGGATTGCCCATAACCAGGCTGATTATGGACTGGAACGGGGATGAATACATCTGGCCGCGCTTCAGGAAGTCGGTCAGAGTAGTCGGTCAGTTTGGGTATTCTGCAACGCCTCCAGAAGATATAAAACTGGCCTGTAAGATACAAACCGTTCGCTGGTTTGCAAGGGCAAAGCAGATGTATCAGGATTCGGGCGCGTCTACTCCTATGGGGTCTCTGATATATTCAAAATTCATCGGGAAAGACCTTGATCCGGACGTGAAAATGCTGTTATCAAGCTACGTTATAGGGAACATGGTATGAGCATAGTTGATACTACTGTTCAAAGGATACAGAAAATTGCGCTGGCGTGTGAAGGCATCAAGGCTGCACCGGATTACCCCACCGATGACGCTGGCGTATTACCATTGGCTATCTCTCATATTACGGCTGGAAATGTCACGCAAGTAAACGCCACAGACACAAAGTTTATGGCGACCATTACCACGGATATTCACTTCGACCGCGGCGTATTGCGGTTGACATACCAGAAAATTGACGCGCTGATTCCTGATTTTATTCAAAGGCTGGGCGGCGATCCGACCTTGAATAGCTCCGTTTCAACCATTCAATACCCCATCAATTTTACGGTAGGGCCGGCTCAATGGGATTCTATTGTTACCCAAATGGTAAGTTTTCAAATAAATGTTAAATTCAATTTGCTTTCTCCAACGGTGACTGCATGAAAGATATTCTGGTTATCATGGGTTCTCATCCAGGTACACGCGGACTGTTTGACTGGACGCGTGAGGATTGCGATATTGTCGTTTTCAATGAAGCCATGAAAATGGACTGGGTAAAACGGGCTGATTATGTTATGCAGATGCATGTTCCAACAATCTGGCAGAACCCCGGAAACAGAAACGACCCAAATCATTATAACTGGTTGAAATCCGGCGAAACCCCCGTTATCTGGATGCAAGAGAAATATGACGATGTTCCAAAGTCGAAACGGTATCCGATTGAGAGGGTTTTGAAAATAAGCAACCGGAAATACATCACATCATCGGCAGCATATTCGATTGCCCTGGGTATCCATTTGGGATACCAGAAGATTGAGATTTACGGCGTTGAAATGGCAACTAATACCGAGTATGTCCACCAGCGCCCCGGCGTTGCGTACTGGATCGGTATAGCGGATGCCCTCGGTGTGAACGTGGAATTTCACGGTGATCTGATGACATGCCCTCTTTATGGCTACGAGGGGAATATAACATTTCCTTATACATTTTTCGAGGAACGCTTGGCAACACTTGAAAAGTCCGCAGACGAGGCAAAGCTCATATATAACAAGGCAAGCGAAGTTGCCAACAACGCCATAGCGGAATATATGGAAACTGGCGTAAATAATAAGATTGATGTATTGATGCAGAAGGCCGTGGAACAGGCCGCAGCTTTTGGTTTGCAGGACGGAGCGAGGCAGGAAATACTACGCTACAAGAAGAAAGCCGATGTGCAAATCGAAGCGACCGGCGACTTTCTATTTTCCCGCCAGGAATTTGAACACGCCGGAACTTCTTTATTCAAGGAGCGGGAGCGGGCGATTGTAAAATCAACCGAGTTTGCTAAAAAATGCGGCGGAGCGTACACGGCATTTATAAATACCCAAAACCCAGGTAAAAAGAAAAACCGGCTTGATCAATTTACCGCGGCAGTTTTCGAGTATGTCCAATCGTCTACGAAAGTGGGGATGTTTGACGGCGCCATGAAAGAAAACCGTTATCTTATGGCTAAACTGGATGAACTTATCAGGATGGCCGGGGGCGCTGAGTCGGAACGGGTATTATTGGAGGCGAGATGAGAGTAGGAAGAAATCCGCTCACCAACAAAACCATGGCGGAAACGTCCGATAAAGTCGCGGCGGTTATTACGCATCTTCCAGATATGGATGGGTATCACGAACATAGGCTGGATGTCATCAAGGCGTGTCTTACGACTATGCGGACTGGGGCGCCTGGAATACCTGTTATAGTATGGGATAACGGGTCATGCGAAGAGCTACGAAGCTGGCTGATAAATGATTTCAAACCGGAGACATTGATCCTATCCCCGAATGTGGGAAAGAGTAATGCCAGATATTCCATCTTCAGGATGATGCCGGACTGTATCGTTTCCATGTCAGATGACGACATGCTTTATTATCCCGGTTGGTTTGATGCCTGCCTTGAACTACTGACAAGTTTCCCTGAAGTTGGTAAGGTTTCCTGCTATCCCGTCCGCACTCAAGGACGCTGGGGCTGTTCAAATACAAAGGCATGGGCAAAGGACAACGCCAAACTTGAGGCCGGGCGGTTTCTACCAGATGAGTATGATTATGATTTCTGTACATCCATCGGGAGAGATTATGACTGGCATAAGGAATACTCGAAACTTGATATTGATTACCGCGTGACATATAAGGGATTACAAGCGTATTGCTACGCCCATCATTGTCAGTTTATGGCCCGCGCCGGAACGATTATCCCATTTTTACAAAAGAGCACCGATTGTATGGCCGATGAGAAGCCATTTGATAACGCCGTGAATGATGCTGGATTGTTGCAGCTTACAACGGTACAAAGATACTGCAGGCATATCGGGAATGTGATTGATACGAAAGTGTATAACGAAATAGCTCTGATTCAGGAGAAAACTAATGGCTAATGGTATAAAATCTTTACGTCAAATTCAGATGAGCCGGGAAACCACCCAGGGAACGCCTACGTCTGATTATTATGTCTGGCGCGGTATTGGAATGCTTGAGGATGCAAGAGAATCTGTATTCCCAGAAGAGGACATCGGCTTGTTTGGTGGTGGTGATAGGAACTATTTTCCGAAGCTGGCAGCAAACCTTGAAATGGATGAAATAGAGGCTACTTACGAACAGCTCCCGATGATCCTGGATGCCGCTATTCATACGGCAACACCGACGACAGACACCGGCTCTGCGTATGTCAGGACATATACTTGGCCGATTGAATCATCGGACGCGAAAAGTTCAACCGACCTTACCACATACTCATTCAAGACCGGTGATAATAACGAGGTTGAAAAATTTAGCTTCGGGTATGTCAAGGAATTCGTATTATCCGGTAACGCCGGTGAGGCGTGGAAGATTCAACCGACCTGGGACGGGCGTGAAGTCGCGTCTGATAGTGACGGGTTTGAAGATGCCACGCTGCAGACCGTTGAAGACATGCTGTTCTCGAAAACAAAACTATATATTGACGAAACATCAGACACTATTGGAACCACTCTGGTTAGCGATACGCTGATCAACGCAACCCTTACGGTTACAACCGGATGGCAAGGTGTTATGACCGCGTCTGGCAGGCTTGACTTCTCGTTCCTGAAGCAGGTCATGCCTGAAATCAAACTTGACCTGACATTTGAACACAACGCGACCGCAACAGCAGAAAAGGCCAAGTGGCGGGCGAAAACTGCCAGGCTGTTGAGGCTGTTATGCGAGGGCGATGCCGTTGCAACATCTGGTACATATACCTATAAAACTATGATTATCAATCTTGCTGGAAAGTGGGATACCTTCGAGAAGATCGACGAGATCGACGGTAACGACGTTGTTACCGGGCATTTTATATCACGGTATAACTCCACTTCTGGGATATTCGGTTCGATGGTCGTGGTAAACGAAACATCTGCATATTAGGAGAGACATGAAATTCAAGGTAGAACTTGAACAGATCAAAACATCGGAACTTGTCGCGCTTGAAACTTCTTTAGCTTCGGCGGTGAAACTTATGAGCAGGTTTATGGTTGACACCGCCGGAGAACCCATTATCGAAAAAGAAGCATACGCCGCTATCATGGATCTTAATGCGGTAGAGCTAAACAGGGCTGTCGCGGACTTCACAGAAGCGATCCTCCCAAAAGTGAAAAGCGGGCGGTCATAAGCTGGATTCACGGCAAAGGCCAACCGCCGCAATGGACACAAGAGTTACTAGCTGCTGAAGATTGGGGTATACCGCCCTGGGAAGTGCATAATGGCTGCGGCGTCTGGTTTGAGAGATGGAAGTATATGAAATCTCAAATCGAAAAGAAGGAAAAGATAGATAATGGCCGAAAGAATCGAAATTGAGATAACTTCAAAAGACTCCACAGACCTAAAATCTGTTAGCACTAAGCTAAAGAACCTGGGGAATGATCTTAGAGGTATCGGCGGCCAACTAAATACAATCTTCACGCGCCCGCTTGCAGACCTGGGAAGGTTTATTGCTAAAAATGATGAGGTTGTTGCCGCGCTCGAACCCGTTAAAACAGCATGGACTGATCTTGGTAATCAGATGGCGGTATCCCTTATTCCGACCATTCAAGCGGTTACCCCGGCGCTGATAAGCCTGGCAGGCTCGCTTGGTAAAATTGTGGCGGCGTTTTCCGCGCTCCCGCCAGGCGCACAGCAGGCCATAATAGGATTTATATTTTTCCTGGCCGCTATTGGGCCAGTACTTATAGTGATCGGCCAAACCATTACCGCAATAGGTGGGCTTGTTTCCGCATTTTCATCAATAGCTGGAGTGGTCGGGCCGATTGTCGGGCCTGTGCTTGCTACACTTGGCGGTATCATAGCTGGTATAACACTTCCGGTCTGGCTTCTGATTGCGGCTATCGGGCTGCTTATTGCTACAATTGTGATATTTGGCAAACAAGCATGGGAGAACCTGAAAAGGATTTGTATCGAATGGTACAAACTTCTTGACGCGATAAAAGACTATTTTGTAAGAACCTTTACGGATATTTGGGAAGGGCTTGTATCCCGACTGGTTGATATAAAAAACTATTTTGTGAATTTCGATTGGCGGTCTATCGGAACACGGATAACGGATGGTATAAAAAACGGGATTGTATCGGGAGTAAACAACTTAATAAGCGCTGCCAGGGACGCGGCCATGTCTGCCTATAATGCGGCAAAAGCCGCTCTAGGAATCCGCTCACCATCTGTGTTGTTTGAGGGGATAGGTACTCAAATGATGCGCGGGATGGCTTTGGGTATAAGCGGTGGATCATCTATGCCCGTAAACGCTACAAGGTCGGTTGTCGGTGCGGTAAGCTCGCCGTCCGTTTCAGCTTCGCGCGGTGGTGGTGGAATGGTTATAAACCTGACATACTCTCCGGCTGTTTCCCTTATAGACCGGGCCGAAGCAGAGCAGAAACTAATGCCGTACATAGAAGCTGCCGTTAGAAGGTCAAGATAATGGCGCGATACGGAAGTTTCAGGTACTCAGAGCAGAAATACGGAACAGATACTACAACTAATCTGCTCTGGGCGCTTGAGGTTGACTGGGACGGTGACGGATCGTTCACCGGGGCAAGCGAAGCCAGAAGGATGATAGATATTGACGTTTCAAGAGGAAGGAATTATTACATCAATTCAGATGGCATCGGTTTTGAGCGTGTCGATGTTGGACAAGCTATTATAACGCTCGATAACTATGATCGCAGGTACGACCCATTTTATACCGGATCTGCTTTATACCCCTATGTCCTTCCTGGACGGCGCGTCAAGTTATGGGTAAAGACCGGAACGGCTGGAACTGCGTATCCAGTGCTTTATGGCCGAATATCGGACATGAAACCGATAAGCGGGATCAACCAGGTCAAAATGACCGTTGTCGATGATACGCAGATTTTGAAAGACGAAGTAGTCTCAATGGTCATCCAGGAAGATCAACAAGTTGACGACCTGATAAACTTGGTACTGGATGAGGTTGGATGGCCTTCAGCAGATCGTTCGATTGAAGGAATAACGGACACAATCCCTTATTGGTGGGCTGACGGCGTTTCTGCGTGGGACGCGCTCAACGAACTTGCAGAATGCGTACTCGGTCAGTTCTTTATTTCGGCAGACGGCAAGGCGACATTTTACAGCCGGTCACATTCGTCGGTTGCGTCGGTTTCGATTACGGAAGAAGATATTCATTCGCAGATTGATATTCCTCAACCGTATGAGAATATCAGGAACTCTATCAGAGTCAATATTCGACCACGGGCTGAAGTTAATACGCAGCTTTGGGAATTACAGGACAAGCCGGCGGTTTCATCCAGCGATTCCATAGAGATTTGGGCGGAATTCAGCTATAACGATATTTCCGTACCAGCCGCCTCCGTGACAACCCCGGTAGCGACCAGCGACTATACTATGAACACGGCTGCGGATGGGTCTGGCTCTGACCTGACATCTGATTTCGACGTGGATATTTATAACTTCGCAAAACGATCAAAACTAACAATAACAAATAACTCCGCGTCTGATGGTTATATAACCATGTTCAAACTCAACGGCACGGCGGCTTATGTCCCGAACATATTTTCCGTAGAAAGCCAGGACGCCGCTTCGATTGCGATTTATAAAAAGCGTTCATTCCTCCTTGAATCAGACTGGTATCAGGATACCAATCTTGCCAATGCATTTGTAAATTATTTATCCGATAGCCTTCCGCTGGTTCGTGAATTTCCACAGATTCAAATGGAATTCCAGCCGGAATTGCAATTTCCTATTGACCTGTTTACAAGAGTATCAGTCTCCATTCCGTACAGGGGCATAAACAACGCCTATGCGGTTGGGAGTATTGAGCATAAATCGTTGAGCGATAACCTATCTTCTATTCTAACAACCGTGCGCCTTGAGCCAATTCCGCCGGCGACGGTTCAGTGGACTTTCCCGGTAAAGATCGGGGAAGAATCATATTTCGCATTTTAGGTGATAAAATGATAGTGAACGGTAACGATATGGCGAAAGCCAAGGGCGAAAAAAGTTATCTGGATTGGGTAATGAAACAATCCGTTGAAAGGTATCGTAAAGGCATGTTGCGGTATCCGTTCACCGGTAAGGTTGCATCCCGCAAATCCGTGAAGGCGAGGGTTGACTTTGGCCGCTGGATTGCAGACTGCCCGGATTGCAACGGCGCGGAATATGTCAATCCCGGCGATCCATTTTACTGCCTTTCCTGCGGGAACGTTACGCTTGAGGGCTTCGGGCGTGAGGTTGTCTGGCCGACGGATAAAGAACAGATTGAAGCGGAGCTTATGAATAGACCCGTAAATGATCGGGTTGGCGCGAACGATGTAGATCGGGCGCTGAATGCTAAATCCGTTTATCCTGGATTGTCTCGAAGCTGGAATCCCGGCGAGAGCGTTACAGAATTGAAAAATCAATTGAAGGAGGCGAAACATGGCCTATAATGCCGTACCGACCGTGTCAACCGGCGACCTGTGGACTGCCGCTAACCATAATACATATTTGCGCGACAACATGAGCGATCACGAGACGAGGATACTGGCCGCGGAATCAGACGTGGATGGATTGCAAGCGCATGGAACGTTCTACATTGACGGGACGATTTTGTCAGACGCGGCTGCGGTTGTCACATTTTCTTCCATATCATCGGACTATGACACCTTGAAGTTAGTAATAAACTGCCGCGGGGATTACTCCACCATAATAACTTCCTTTAATATGAGATTTAACAATGATTCAACATCTGGAAATTATAACGATATAAGGCTAAAGGGGGTAAAAGACGCCGCGGATGTTGGCGGAAATACAACACAAACGAGCTTTTATGTTTCAACTATGCCGGGTTTAAATGCAATTGCAAATTCATGTGCAGCTTGCGAAATTTTGATTCCTTCTTATAGCAAAACAACGTTTTTTAAGAATTACATATCAAAATACGGCAGTATTGGTCACGCGTCCGATTTAACTTATTTCGCAACCGGACAACATTACGGTATGTGGGAATCAACAAACGCGATAAATAGGATCGATTTATTGCCAGCCGCTGGAAATTTTATCGCTGGTTCATCGTTTGTAGTTTATGGAATAAAATGAGGTGATCAATGGCAGATGATAAAGTAAAAATAACAGAACTTGACGAGGTGAAAGATGCCCACTAGTTGGACTCCAGTTACAGACGGCGTTGATGATGTTCTTGCAACCCACGTAAACACATTATACGATGAGGTTGAATTAGGTACATTCAGGGGATGGTATGCAAATACACAATCCAGCTCCGATGATGTGACGCTTACAGACGCTGACCTTCCGATTCAATATATTGACCCATCGGGGAACGCTATAAATGTTTACCTTCCTGCTGCCGCTGGAGCGAACCACGCCTTTATCATTGTCAACACGGCAGATGCGGCGGAGACGATAACGGTACTCACAAGCTCAAGCGATACCGTGGATACCGTAGCGCAGAATGAAGCAAGGTTTTTTGTTTCGGATGATACGACTTGGGCGGCTTTATCTGGCGGCGCTGCCGTCAGCAACCTGCTCATCAACGGCGGTTTCGACTTCTTCCAGCGCATCGTGCCAACAACTCCTACAGCCATGTCGGACGATGCCTACAATGCCCCCGACCGGTGGTATTCCCTCGTTCAGGGAGCAAATGCGACTATCAACCGCAATGCCGGGATCGGAAAATCTCAATACTCCTGTAAACTCGTTGCTGGCGGAACGACCAACCGTTACGGCATTGCCCAGATCGTGGAAGCGTCAAACAGTATCCCGATGAGGGGTCAGACGGTAATCGCGCAATGCCTGATAAAACCTGTGAACAACGCCGGTTCAGGAACGCGGAAATACAGAATCGCCATCCTCGAATGGACTGGCACGGCGGATGCGGTCACATCCGAACTGGTCGCGGATTGGACTTCATCAACCTTCACGACAGATGGATTCTTTGCGTCCACCACAAAAACGCTGGTAGGGACGGCGACAGTTACGGCCACGCACAATACTGAAACGCTGTTGAGCGTGAGCGGGGTAGTATCCAACGCCTGCAATAATCTGATTGTGTTCGTGTGGACTGAGGATGCACCAACTCATGCAAACGACTATGTTCTAATCGGAGAGGCTGGACTCTACACAAGTCCGATAGTGCAGAACTGGAATCCATCGCCGATACAACAACAGCTGTCATTATGCCAGAGGTATTACCAAAAATCGTATAGCATAGAAGTTGCGCCTGGCACAGTTACATGGTATGGTAGCTGTCGTGGGTACGCAGAGTCGGTCTATTATTTGAGATATGCTCACATTGAATTCAAAACAGAATTTAGGAGTTCCCCCACTGTATCACCATACTCTAATGCTACGGGGGCAATAAACAAGTGGAGAGATTCAGAAGCCGCCGTAGACCTGGAATGCACTGCGCTATACCAATCTACAAGCGGAACGGAATTTTATTCCTCTACTGGCGCATTAACCATAGGTCGTGGGATGATGTGGCATTGGGTAGCATCCGCAGAATTATAGGAGATGAAAATGAATTATAAACTTATTCACGATCCATTAAACGGAAACGTATCCTCCATATGTTCAGACATAGGAACAATCCCCGTTGACGCATCCAACCGTGATTACAGGACATATCTTGCATGGCTCGCGGAGGGGAACACGCCTGATCCGGCTGATCCTGAGCCGGAGCCGTCCTTTGCGCCAACGCTTGAAGAACGCCTAACAAAAACTGAGGCCGAACTAGCGGCGATAAGAAAAAGCGTACCCGCGGAAGTGGCGCAGAAAATAGACGCGGAGCTGAAAAAGTGAACTTCGCCTTCGCACGATTCCAGTCCGACCGCTGCCTGTTGTGGTGGTGGGATGTGATGCTCAGGAAAACGAAGGAGGTATGGCACAGATGAGATGCCCAGTCGATTCATATCAGTACATTAGTCAGACATACGCGGATCACGTCGCCAGGGCGCTTGCGAATGGTTGGGCGCCTTATCCTACCGGAGTTCCCGGAACGGTCTATTACTACGGCGGGATTGATTATGCTGTGTATAACGCGCCGTGCAAGGCAGCTGCCGACGGAACCGTCTCGCTGGTAGAAACAAACAACGTCGGTTATGGAAAATGCGTTAGGATCGATCACGGCGGTGGACTGATTTCGATTTATGCGCATCTGTCATCCATCAATGTTGCAAGCGGCCAGTCCGTGAAAGAGGGTGACATCATCGGCGTTACCGGAAATACTGGCCACTCGACTGGCCCACATCTGCATTTCGAACTGCGATTGAATGGTTCGCCGGTCGATCCGCAGCCATATCTGGATGGGACAAATTCAACCATGGAACCCATGGAGGAGGAAGAAAAAATGAAAGGAACCGTACTTGTAGATAGACTGGCGATCAGGCGGCTTCCGTTTGTAGCCTCCACCTGCATCAAGCGGGTTGACGCCGGAACTGAACTGGATGTCGATGATGTGGAGGCGATCTGGGCGCGTCTGAAAGACGGTACTTATGTGGCCGTGAAATATAACGGTGAATATTTGGTGAAGCTGGAAGAATGACCAACGATGAGCCGGGCTGCTGCCTTGAGATTGGCGCGGCGGTATCGCTCATCATTTTTATCCTAATACAGATTTTGAAGGAGTAGTCATGGCGGCAATGAGCATAGAAAAATTGAGCAGCATAGATACCAGGCTCGCAGTGATTGAAACCACCGTGACACGGCTGGACAAGGCCATGCACGGTAATGGCAAGCC